ACTAGGAAAAGATCTCCAACCAACCTCAGATGTAGTTGAATTGTATGATAATATAATATTTGTTCCAGTTGTACTTCTAATGGGTGCGACGTAAAATGAACTAGTTGCTGCTGTATTTAGAACCGCACCAGACGCATTCAGAACAATTGTATTTGTTGATTGACTAGTTTGTCCAGCTAAATTTCCTATTGCGATAGCATTTTGACCTTGACTACTCTGTCCTGCTTGAAATCCTATTGCGAGAGCATTTGATGATTGTAAAGTTGATCCAGTATTGAATCCAATTGCTATAGCATATGTACTTTGAGAATTTTTAGCTGCCCCTGATCCTATAGCTATTGAGTACTGTCCTTGATTACTTTGAGCAGCAGAATTTCCAATAGCAATAGATTCTATCTGCTGATTAGTTCCAGCAAAATTTCCAACAGCAATTGTATTTGTCTGTTGGGTAATCCCAGCAGAATTTCCAATAGCAATAGCATTCGATTGCTGGGTAACACTCCCAGCAGAATTTCCAATAGCAACCGCATTTAGAGCCTGGCTCTTCCCAGAATCATTTCCAATAGCAACAGCACCACCAGCTTGTTTATTCGTTTGGCTGCCACCAGCATTAGTGCCTAAATGAACCATTGAACCTGTTTCAGTAAGCCAAGTTCCGCCTCCCTCCACGGTGCCACCACTCCAGTATATATATTGCGAATACTGGCTTCCAGGGTTCACAGTAACTGTACCACTAGCACTAGTTGATGTATATCCTACTTCAAATGTTGTTACATTATAACTTAATACAACATTTGATCCAATAGTACTTCTAATCGGTGCGATATAAAGTGAATTAGTTGATGTAGTACTTAAAGAAAATGAACTGGCATTTAATATTATTGTATTACTTGATTGATTATACTGTCCAGCTAAATTTCCTATTGCGATAGAATTCTGACCTTGACTGCTCTGTCCTGCTTGAAATCCTATAGCTATTGCTAATGAAGATTGACCAATTTGTCCAGCATTGTACCCTATCGCTACAGTACTTTCTTGTTGGCTAGTACTTCCAGAATTAGAACCTAAATGAACTTTTGTACCTAGCTCAGATGCCCAACTTGTTGCATTAGAATTCCAGAATATATATTGTGAATAGGCTGTTCCAGGATTTACATTAACTGTAGTATTACTACCACTTGCCTGAAATCCTACTTCGAATGTAGTACTATTATAGGTTAAAAAAAAGGGAGTAGCACTATTCCTAATTGGTGCAATATAAAGAGAAGATTCATACAGAGTATTTATAGTTGATCCAAGCGCACTTATAACAATTGTACTATTATTCTGATTTGTTCGTCCTGCTAGATTTCCTATTGCGATAGAATTCTGACCTTGACTGCTCTGTCCTGCTTGAAATCCAAGAGCTATTGCTAATGTAGACTGATTTGTTGATCCAGCTTGAAAACCTATTGCTATTGTATTACTTTGTTGACTACTCTGGCCTGCTTGCTGACCTATTGCAATCGCATTTGAAGATTGATTATTTAATCCAGCTTGAAATCCTATTGCTAAGGCCCTCGAACCCTGACTGCTTTGCGCAGCCTGGTATCCTATTGCCAAGGCATTTGTACCTTGACTAATCTGACCAGATTCAAATCCTAAACGCGTAGAGTTCATACTATATGCGAAAATAGTACTAGTATTGATTGAACTAGCAGTAATAGTAGACCTAACAGTTAAATAATCTATAGTAATTGATGATCCAAATAGTATAGATGTACTTATAGCTACTGTATTAAGTGTACTAATATTAGCTGTACTAGCATTAAGTGTACTAGCATTAAGTGTACTAGCATTAAGTATACGAGCATTAAGTGTACTAGCATTAAGTGTGCTAGCATTAAGTGTACTAGCATTAAGTGTACTAGCATTAAGTATAATGGCATTAAGTGTACTAGCATTAAGTGTACTAGCATTAAGTGTACTAGCATTAAGTGTGCTAGCATTAAGTGTACTAGCATTAAGTGTACTAGCATTAAGTGTACTAGCATTAAGTGTACTAGCATTAAGTGTACTAGCATTTAGAATAATAGCATTAAGTGTACTAGCATTAAGTGTACTAGCATTAAGTGTACTAGCATTAATTATATTGGTATTAAATGTGCCAGTAGTAAGTGTACCTGTACTAATAGTATTTGTACTAACATTATTAGTAGTAAATGTAATAGCATTAAATTTATCAGCTGTAATTGTACTAGCATTAAGTGTAGATGTATTAGTAGTACTAGTATAACTAGTACTGACATAAAGTAAAGGAACATTTATAACTGTAGGATTAAATGTACTAGCAATAAATGTACTAACAGATATACTATTACTATTAATTGTACTAGCATTAAGTGTACTAGCATTAAGTGTACTAACAGTAATGGTAGAATTAACAGCTAAATTATTTGTAGTAATTGTTGAACCTACAAGTGTAGAATTATATAAAGTTATTACATCAATTGTAGTAGCATTAAGAGTACTAGCATTAATTGTACTAGCATTAAGAGTGCTCGCAGTAAGTGTACTAATATTAAGTTTATTACTATTAATAGTACTAGCAGTAATAGTACTAGCAGTAATAGTAGATCTAACTAATAAACTATTTGTACTAATTGATGATCCAAATAATCTAAATGTACTAATTATATTAGTATTAAGTGAACTTATATTAGCTGTACTTATATTAAGTGATTGAGCATTAAATGTACTGGTTGTAATAGTACTAGCATCAATATTAATTGAAGTAAGAGTGCTTGTAGTTAGAGTAGATCTAACTGTTAAAAAATTGGTTATTATTGATGAAGCTATTAAAGTAGATGTATATACATTTATTGTATCAACAGTTGATGGATTAATAGTCGATATATTAATATTATCTGATGGAATAAGTATACCATTACTTGATGTTATTAAAACACGATTATTTGGAACAGGATTGTCGTAATTGTCTAGAACAAATGTATTGTTATTTGAACTAGTAAGATAAGTCCTAATAATTAAAGGACCGCTTGATACTGGAGTAATACCGCTTGAACTCATCTAGAAACGTCTGAGATAGAATTTTTTTGATAAAAAACCTTGTTACATTAATCTAATGCCAAATAAGTGTGCCGCAAAATAGATTATTAAATATCCGGACGATTCAACAGAATGCCAGCAGGCGGAGGTTTATTACAACTTGTTGCAACAGGCAAACAAGATTTATTTTTAACAGGCAACCCTCAAGTAAGCTTCTTTAAGATGGTATATCGTCGTCATACCAATTTTGCTACAGAAGCTCAGCCCATGTATTTCGATGGTACTCCAAATTTTGGCCAACGAGTTACTTGTTTAATACCTCGCCGAGGTGATTTATTAGGAAGAGTATACTTGGATATAACGTTGCCACAGATTTATGATACGTCCGGAAATCAATTATCTTATACAAATTCAATTGGCCACGCATTAATTACAGAAATTACATTTGAAGTCGGTGAACAAGAGATTGATCGCCAAACTGGAGAGTGGATGGAAATCTGGACGCAGATGACCACACCCGCTGGACAACGCGACGCACTAGGCCAAATGATTGGTCGTCTAGACCAATATACACCACCGCAACTAATACTAAATACATCTCAAGATCCAGCACAAAGGTCACAGACAGATGGTATACGACTTCTTATTCCCCTACAATTCTATTTTTGTAATAATCCTGGTCTATATTTACCCCTAATAGCCTTACAATATAGCCCTATCCGCATTAATATAACACTAACTCCTCTTCATCAATTGTTCTGGACTCAACCTCCGCTACCTCCCGCTACACAGGAAAATTGGAAACCGGCCTGTTTCACAAGTGTTGACTGTACAACACAAATTATTAATATGATGCTGTGGGGAGAATATGTATATCTAGATGTTGAAGAACGGCGTATGTTTGTATCTGCCTCGCATGAATATCTTATAGAGCAAGTACAATATACCCCCCCATATTCTGTAACTGCGCAGCAAACAACCGCTACAATTTCCGTTGAATTTAACCACCCATTAAAGGAGTTCTTTTTTGTATGTCAACGTGATGATATGATAAATCGTAATGAATGGTTTAATTATAGTAGTTTAGCAATTAATGAACAGGCACCATCATATATAATACCATATCTAAATCCATTTAATAATCCTGGCTCAAGAACTGATTTGATTGCGTCAGCCAAGTTACAATTAGACGGATATGACAGATTTCCAGACAGAGGTCCAATGTACTTTAGACTACAACAGCCTTATGATCATCATTGTTATACTCCGGTCTGGAACTATATATATAATTACTGCTTCGCATTGAAGCCAGAAGAAGCCCAACCCACAGGAACAATGAATGCCAGTCGCATTGATAGTATTGTATGGCAAATTCAAATGAATCCGCTTTTGAGTAATCCCACAATACCCACCTGGCAACAGCGTGGTCCATGCCATATAGTTGTTTACGGGCATAATTACAATATATTCCGTGTAATTAACGGATTTGGTGGTCTACTCTTTACAATTTAATGGGTTTTATATAATTATAACAAAAAATGAGTCAAAGATTATTACTAAAAAGTCACAATAGACAGTAATGGGCTCAAGTGTATCTCAGATTCAATATTGGAGAAATGATGGAGCATCTGATAATATAAAAGAAGCTGGACCAGGCGCTGTATATTTATCATATAACATATTCTTATTTTTATCAGTGCTTGGTGGTTTTTTAGGACTAGATCATTTATATTTACGTTCTCCATTAACATTTCTTGCTAAATTTATTATAAATATTTTTACATTTGGTTCATGGTGGCTATATGACGCAACACAGGCAATATTTAATAGAGATGTTGTAAAAATTTTTGGTCTAAATATTCCAGGTTTAGGGCCAAAAGGAATTGCGTCAGGTGTATTGGCAAAAGATATACCTGACAAAAAACACATGGCATTTTTCGTCTATGCCTTAGCATTATTCGCTGGTGGTATTTTTGGATTAGATTCGTTTATAACAGGAGATAAACAAACAGGATTTATTCGTTTAATATGTTTAATGACAATAATATTCGCACCAGTGGCAATATTCTTCTGGTTATATAAAGTTGTTCTATTTTTATTTAAGACAGATAATGTAATTAAGCAAAATTCTGAATATTTTGGTGCACCATATACTGGTGTTACTTTTAGTAGTATGCTTCCATTTATAGATACCCTTTTTGCTCCATTATTTGACTTTAAAGACGCTATACTCGGTACTGCTACTGGCGCAATATGTACTGCTAAAAGCGCAGTTGATACTGCTGCTAGCACTGTTAAAACTGCTGTAAAAGTTGGTTCAGCTGTAGTATCTGAAACGGCCGCAACCGCACAAGCAATAGGAAAATTAGGATCAGCGGCAGAATCATTACAGCTTAATCCACAGGATGTTCAAGATGCTATGAAGACATTAGAGCATAGAGGGGGTGCTATAATTAGTAATGACAGTGGTGTACTACCATATGTGGTAATAGCAACATTTGGGCTAATTGCCGTGTCTGGATTTATTTTAACTTACCGTCGCCTTAGACAGAATGGAAAGCAGCATAAAACCGACGACCCTCCCACACCTTCCGAGTCAGGAGTTCTTCGAGAGTCTAATAAAAAAGAATCCTCCAAAGCCGCATGATCCTATTACGATTCTGCTTTTTTCGGCTACATGGTGTGGCCCTTGTAAACGATTAGATAAAAATTTTCTAGTTGGACTAAGTGATAAAATAAAATGGTACATGTGTGACCTAGATGAAAATGATTATACACCAGGATACTGTGGTGTAAAATCAATTCCAGCATTTTTAGCAATTGTAAATGGAGTTCCTCAACCTCTATTTGTATCATCTGATACGATGAAAGTGGCACAGTGGATAAAGGGGGGATTTAAGCCTGTTTAGAGCTGGTCAATTTAAAGCTCCCCATTTTAAAACTTAATTGAGGTAATATTTTATTGGATTTATTTGGAGAACGCGAACGTCTTTTTGTAAAAATTAATGCCTTTTCTCTGTATACTTCTGAATACATAAGATTAGGTGTTGGAGGTAATTCATTTTCATTATAAGAACGAAATGTATTACGATTCACATATTTCATAAGGTAATTACCCATTACTACTTTATGAAATATTTTAAATATAAATTATATAAATTATATAACTAATAATATATAACTAAAAAATAATTAGAAGAAATAACACATCTGATTCTTATGTTCTGAATATTGTGAGCATTTATGAGGGTCTATAAGTGATCTCAAATATGCCCTAGTTATACATTTATGCTTATTTTTCTTTAATTCTGATATAAAGAAATCAACAAAATGACCAGTTGTCTTCTGGCGTTCAGGATGCCACTGAACTCCGTAAATTGGATAATGCTTAGCTTCAATGGCAGCCACATATTCCTTACCATCATTCGTCATACTTGTAGCAAGTACACTATAAAATCGTCTTAAGTGTTCATTAGCTGTAAAATCATTTGGTGAAATACCAAATTCATGATTATTATTACACGATTTATTATTCTCTAAGTAATGTAAGTATTGGGGAGGAAATGATTTAAACATACGTGATTCATGACCCGCAGGTGTAATGCGCAAAGGATAAAATCCATGGGCATTATATTCCTTTAGCTTATTAAAGTTTCCAATTAGAAATAATAATAACTCAAATCCAAAGCATGTTCCCCAAATAGGGAAATACTCATTTTGTTGTACGGATAACTCTAGGAACTGTGTAACAGTAGCTATAAATGTTTTATTTTTCATAATGAAGGATGTTTCACCTCCAGGAATTACTAAGCCATTTATCATGTTAAAATACATGTGGTGTTCAGTAGTGTCATATGGTATAGGAATAACATGGACACCACGTTCCTCAAACCAGTCCACATATGCTTTCATAATGTGAGACGTGCCATACTTTACTTTCTTTAAGTGGGGTATTGTTATAATACCGACGCATAAAGACTTGTTACCCTTACTTGTCTTGTGCCGTACAGTACTCATTATTATTATATGGATAAATTTAGTTAGAAAACAACAAACTGCCCCGCCCTTCACGGACATCATATACATTCCATCCCTCTGTAAATACGCGGAATTCTGCCCGTCTTTGCCCCATTAAGTTATTCTTCCTTATATTTGCCAGCTCTAAATATAGCGTCGGCCTGTCCGCGGTTGTAAAATTAACAGTGCCCTCTGGCTGCCTAGGCGCAGGATAAATTACACCATAATTCGCACCTGTAGACCATTTCATTTCACCAATTTGTAGACCACTCGCTTTTTCATCTTTCACTAACTGGCATATATCCTGCCATAAGAGGGGTTCGTGAAGATTTTCTCGATCTTTTCCAGCGATAACAAGCTTCATATTATAGTATCCTGCGCCCCTAATCAAAGTATAGGGCTGTGTCGCAGTTGGTGGATTAGTATCAAAGTAATCATTATTGAAATCATCCAGACGATTTTTATCAAGATTGTCCTGTGTTCGAAAAAACCAGAATATTTTTTCAGTTGGATGCCTGCCATCTAGACGGCGTGTTACTGCGGCCGTCCCACCCTTATCCAAAGGAATATAGTCCAGTTCACCGAATGTAAAATCATTTTCAAATTGCCGTCTAAAAGGAATCTGAATAACCGCACTACGCATCTCTTCTTGTACACGGGGTGGAAGATATTGTTGAATAGTTGATAATAGGATAGTAGGCGCCCCAACCTTGGATAACGGCAGCGGAGCAAAAGTCTTTATCCCATCGCTATTCTCATATTTAAACTGGGTAACATTCCAGGGATAGAATAAGGCATTAGTCTTATTAAGTATAATATCACTACATACAACAAGGTCTTCTAAATTGCGAAGCGTAGCCTTGATGCGAAATTTCTGCCAGGCCATAGCCACAAGGGGAAATCCGATATCACCAGGACACTGTAATCCAGGTAGCGGTAGTTTAACTCGTAGATGTCCAGGAGTAGCTCTTAGCTGAATACCCCTCACAGGTGAATTAATAGGATTATTAAGACCGCCGAGAGTTTGTTGTAAAAAACTACTGGTATAAGATCCCTCTGATACCTGTTTGGCTAATAGACCATCGCCGCTCCATTCTTGAATTAAGAACTGGTCCTGATAGAATTGTATCTTTTCAAACATAAAATAACCAATATAATTGACATAACCATAAGAACGGGCGCCGTCAACACTAGTAATTGGATATAGTCCGTTTACTACAGAGGGAGGATATAGAGGGGAAGTAGTTGTTGAAGGAAGTAACGGTAGTTGTGGAAGCCAAGTTGGTAAATCAATTTCAAATGCGCATTCTGTCATAACATCGCCATAGGGGTCTATTTCAACTTCAAATGAATTTCCCCAAGCGACAGCATTAAGTGGTACAAAGGTTCTGCGTTCAGCTAAGTGATGCGCGGATGAATTATAACTAGCATCGTATGGAAATGTACTATCTTTAGAGTCTTTTAGAAAGTATGTATCTTTATTGCCACGGGCAACAAGTTCAAAAAGGGCTCCTTGGCCACTTGAAGCTGATATAGGGGCCGCCATTCTACAAGACAAATGTAAGATTATTTTTAGATTGCCAATTAGATGAAAATTGATAATGCTATCTTATAAATTAAAAGATGAATCTGAGAATGCCCAATCTAGTTATTGTAGAATCTCCAGCGAAATGTCAAAAAATCCAAGGTTTCTTAGGAGCGGGCTGGCGTGTAATTGCCTCAATGGGTCATATTCGAGCATTAGAGGAAACTCTAGACGCAATTGGTCTTGATAGAGATTTTGAGGCAAAATATCAGTTTCTAAAAGATAAAGGAAAAGCGATTAAACAATTAAAAGATGCTGCCGCCGAGGCAACAACCGTATATTTGGCCTCTGATGATGATCGTGAGGGTGAAGCAATTTCATATTCTGTTTGCCTTTTACTTAAATTAAATCCTAAAACAACTCTAAGAGCCGTATTTCACGAAATTACAAAGAAAGCGGTTGTTTCAGCTATTGAATCACCACGCCATTTAGACATGAACCGTGTAAATGCCCAACAATCGCGGGCGATTCTAGATATGATGATCGGATTTACTATGAGTCCTCTTCTTTGGCGCTATGTCGCTCCATCACTATCAGCAGGGCGCTGCCAAACTCCAGCACTTCGTCTTGTAGTAGATCGTGAAGATCAAATTGTTAACTTTAAGGCATCATCAAGTTGGTCCATATCTGCTAACTGGATAACCCCTGCCGCCGCCTTTAAATTTAATTCACATATGGATGATGAGTTAGAGGATGAGGAATCGGCGGTGAATTATATGGAAATTATCCATGAAACCGCCGATGGGACCATTATTTCAAATGATGTACGGCCATGGTCCAACTCAGCGCCAGAGCCTCTTATCACAAGTACACTTCAACAACAAGCCAGTGCGCAGTTCAGTATCAATCCGAAAGATACAATGAAGATAGCGCAGCGTTTGTATGAGGCTGGTCATATTACATATATGCGAACGGATAAGGCCGTCATATCAGAAGATGCCAAAGCGGAGGCTAAACAATGGGTATTAGAGAATTATGGTGAGGAATTTGTTTTAGAAAAAGAAGAGAAACAAGAAGAATCAGCCCCTCCAAAAAAGACATCAAAAAAGAAGCCCAAAGTCGCAACGCAAACAGAAGCAATAAGCGAAGCAAAAGAGAAAGACGGTGAAGTAAAAGCCCAGGAGGCGCATGAGGCTATTCGTCCAACGCATATGGAAGTTACTGCGTTACCTGAAGGCGTAATATGGACTCCATATGATAGAAAAGTCTACAATCTTATTTGGCAACGGGCGATTCAGTCAGTAATGGCACCTGCTCGTGGTGAGACCTGTAAAGTTAGAACACAGATTCTAAATGATGAAGATTTTACATGGCTATCTCAGTGGAAGCATACAACGTTTGAGGGTTGGCGTCGCGCGGGTAAAGTCGCACAGATTGATGACAATGAAAACACGGAAGGCGATAATAACGAGGATTCAAAAGAGGAGGTATGGGCTAACGCATTAAAGCTGAATCCTGGCGATAAAGTCCAGTGGCTTAACATGAAGGCCGAGCCAAAAGAGACAAAAGCACACGGTCGATATACTGAGGCAATGCTTGTGAGGGAGCTTGAAAAATTCGGTATTGGACGACCATCGACATTCGCATCACTTATTGCCACAATTCAGGATAAGAGCTATGTAGAGACGAAAAATATTCCTGCCAAGGATCTTATAGTAAAGGAATATACTTTAAAACCTGATCAATGGCCCGCGACAATAAAAGAGATAAAGAAGAAAGTCGGTGCGGAGAAAAATAAGTTAGTACCAACAGATTTAGGTCGATCGGTACTAAATTTCATATTGAAACACTTTAATGATCTATTTGAGTATGGATTCACGTCGCAAATGGAGCGCCGTCTAGATCAAGTAGCAGAAGGGAAAGAGGATTCAAAACAGGTTCTAAGAGATATGTGGGCATCATATAAAGACAGATATGAAGATCTGAGTTCAAAACAACAGATTAAATCAAAGGATGGTGAGCCAAATGCCCGTATTAAAGAATTCTCCAATAATCTTAAAGCAGTTCAATCAAAGAAGGGACCGCTGCTATTAATTGAGTCAATAAAGAAAGAAGATACGCAATTCCTTGGCTGGCCCTCAGGTGTGGCATTTGAGGATATGACAGAAGAGCTAGCAATTAAATTCAAGGAGGAAATCGCAAAGAAGAAAACAGGAATAAATGCGGGTGAATGGAATGGCCATCCAATTGTAAAGAAATCAGGTAAGTTTGGTGATTATCTTCAATGTGATAGTATTTCAATTCCATATCAGTCTGATGAAGAACTGGATAAGACAATTGCTCGATTTGAAGCTAAGAAGAACGGCAATGTAAAACAATTCAAGGACTATGTAATTCGCACTGGTCAATATGGACCATATATTATGAAGACCTCACTTAAAAAACCGCAATTTGTATCATTGCCAAAGGGCATTGATCCAACAAATTTAACAGAAAAAGAGGTAGATGTGTTATATAAAACTGGTCTAGAATCAAAAAAGAAATGGAAGACAGATAAGAAGTAGAAGACTTATAATTATATAAATATATAAGAAGTATTTTCTATTTCATCCGTGGAGTTGATGTAAAAATTAAATAAAAATAATCTAAACTAATAGGGACAAAATGTTAGAAGAAGGTGTAACACTTATAAATGGCACAGATATTGGTGCGAGCATTGGAAGTGTTGGAAGTGTTAAAAGTGCGTCCAGATCGCCTTCGCCAGAAAGTAGAAAATCGGCGAATGGAGATGAGGAGAAGGATAAGGATAAGGATAAGGATAAGGAGAAAGAGAAACCTAAAAAGTTTCAAAACGGTTGGTCAAAGGAACAGGAGAGATTAATGGCAGAATGGAGTGATATTGCGGCCTGTTATAGATGGCTTCACAATCAATCAAATAAAGTATTTCATGTAAAGACATTATGGATAAATCTGCCAGTGA